GAGATAGCCCGTGCGGCTAAGGCTGCCGAGAACGGTATCTCCGTCGCAGCGCAGGTCATGGTGGAGAAGTTCGACCGGGTAACCACAGCAGGCAAAACCACCCAAGAGGCTTTGGCCGGACTCCTCAACGGGTTCGACGCCAACACCGCCACCCTCGGTCAAATCCAGGCCCTGGGCCAGGCGCTGGATACCCTGGCCGAAACCGGCAAGGCGACAGCAAAAGAGACCTCGGCCGCGTGGAAGGACGCGCTGAAAGACCTCTCGGGCGAGGAGTTGCAGCGCTTCCAAGTCACTGCCACTGCCGCCTTCGCTGAAACCGAAGACGGTGCCCGCCGTTTGGCCAACGTCCTGCAGGGTGCCCTGCACGCAAGCCTAGATGCCTTGGGCGTCGACATCAAAAAAATAGAGACCGGAATTACCACGGTAGGCCAAGAAGCCATCGATGTTTTTCAGGCCATTGCAGACAACGCCCAAGCCACGGCCGAACACATAGACGCGGCATTTGAAGCGACCCTGAAAAAGGTCGCTACCACGGAAGGTCTCGAAGAGCTGAAAAAATCATTACAGGCTGCATTCGACGCAGGCCGCATCTCCGCCGAAAAGCTGGGCACACTCATGGACCAGCTCAACGACAAGATGCGGGCTATCAAAGACGCCGCCGACCCGGTCACCCAGGCCTTTAAAGAATTGGGGATCACTAGTTCGGAAGCCCTGAAGTTGGCTGCTCAAAAAGGCAAGGAGGCCTACGAGACCATACGCGCCAGCGGCACGGCCACCACCAAGGATCTGCAACGCGCCTGGCTCGCCTACGCCAAGCGAGTGATCGAAACGGGCGACGAAGCAAAGATTAATTACCTCAAATGGCAGTCGATTTTAAGGGGCGTCTCGAAAGAGTTCGGCGAACTGACCGGAAAAACCAACGAGTTTGGAGACTCCAGCAAAGCGGCCGTTGGCAGCGTCACGGATGCGGTAGCGCTTCTACGGACCATCGTCGAAGGACTCTCCCGCGATGCCTTGGAAAACCTAAAGCGCAAACTACAAGCTGCTTTTGAGGCCGGACTGATCTCTGCCGGAAAGCTCAAAGACAAAATCGACGAGATAGACGGCGCACTGGAGGAGGTAAGCGGATCTAGGCGTTATACCGACACGTTACGTCGAGCCCTGGCCCAGATCGGTGAAGAGGCTGGGCTGAGCGGAGATGCGCTAACGCAGTTCGTAGAAGATTATATCGAGGCGATAGTTCACGCCTATGCCGTGGGCGGCGGAAAATTGAAGCGTTTGCTGGACGAGCTGCGAGAAGAAGCCAGGGCGCGGGCCAACCGTGAGCCCCCATCGCCAAGCGCTCCAGGCGCAGCCGCTGTTGCTGGTTCGAGCGCCCCTCCGGGCTCAGGTATCGATGCGGATCGATTAAACAGCGCTTTAGAGGGGTTGCTCGCACACATCCAGGCCCCCCCAGCGGAAAGTACGGAGCTGAAAGAGATTAAAGATCTGCTGGTGCCGTTTATCCGTATGCACGAAAACCTCGAATTCAGGTTCGAGGTGGTGACACAAGTTGACGGTATGGAGCTGGCCCGTACCACGGAGCCGTATTTTGTACGCCTCCTGGAGCTCAAACAATGACCGCCGGCATCCACCTTCTGATCGGCGGCCCCAACCTCCTATCCGGCGCCACCCTGACAGCCGGCGCCGTGCGTCCCAGTACCGCTATCCGCCGCCTAACCGCCGCCGTGCGCCAAGGCACGGGCCGGGTATCGCTCACCGGCTCATACACAGGCGCTGCCGCAAAACGCATCGATGTGGAAATCCGCAATGGGGGGACCACCCCACATGTCAGTACCCCTGTGCCGGCCGGCGTGGGTACCGGAACGCTAACGGATCTCCAAGCCCTTCCCGGTGCCACGGCCCAAACCTACACGCTAACCCTGATCGATACCGGCATCCAAACCGCAACGGCCAAGGCCGTTCTCGGTGGTTACACCGTGACGGCCCGCAGCGCAGGCGCAGCCGGCAACCAAATCGAGATGGCGGTGGACGAATCCGGGTTGACTGCCACGGCCAGCGAATACAGTTTGCTCGAAGACATCTCCGAGGGAACGGACGATCTCACCGGCCCCGGCTGGGACTGGAACAGCGCACCGGCCAGCAGTGAGGATGAGATCCCGGCCGATGCCGGGCGCTGCTTTATCGGCTCGGAGCGACGGCGGGTGTATCGGTATTGGAAGGCGTGGACAGGGGACGAGTGGCATTACCGGATCTCTCCAGCGGCGGTGCGCAAGCATAAGAAAGGCGAGCGCATCTATACCGTGACCGGGGGCCGTACCGTGACGGTAACTGACGGCGTTTCCCCGGAAACCTATCCTGACATCATCACCACGCGGGACCTGCTCCAAGCCCTGGACGGATCCGCCCTGGTGCAGCCGGAGACTATCCCGGGTTCGGAACTCACGCTCGACAACACGGCCGCCTACCAGGATCTGAGCCTACGCACCACGGCCCGGGAGGACTACACCACGGGCATTGGAAGCGAATACGCAACCGGCTTTATCGATACCTATGTGGGGCAAAACGCGGCGACGGAGATCGTAACCGCCACCTGCATCGGCAACTCTGCGGCGGAACGCGCAGGCCTGGGCAATGAGCTCTGGGCCTGGCAGGGGACCGTCTCCGGTAAAAACCTCGGCACCACCCGCACCGGGTCGCTCTTCAGGGGGCCGGCCGGCCGCTGGGGTGCAAGAGTCCCTGTACGCCTGCCGGAGGGCTACGAAGCGGGCGCGCGGGGTTCAATCTGGGCAGAAGTCAACCTGGTGGATCGCGCTGATGGGGAGGATTACCCACAGATCTGTATTGACGAGCTGAAGCTCGGCACCGCGGCGCTGGGTAGTGGTTCAGTAACGTACACCTGGGCCGAGCGGCCTGGGAAAGAGTGCTCGTGTAAAGGCGGTAGCTATAAGCGGCTGCCTCACGCGAACAAATGTCTTGGGCTGGATATAGAGGAGGGTGCAGACATGGGGGTAAACCCACACTGGTTTACCCGTCGGCGAGCGCCAACATTTCAGTGGTATTCAAATTTCTTTGACAGCAACTCCCAACTGACCGCGGACGGCGAGCCACAAAGCGCGTATCGAGATCAGGCCCTGGGCCAAGCAGTGGTAGAAATTCTGGATTCGGTGTTGGTGGACCTGCGGGACAATGACGCTGAGGTCGAGTGGCCTCAGTGGACGGCCGACATGGAGGTGACCGAGGGCATGATCATCGAGCCGCCGACGCGTAACGGGTACCGCTATCAGGCCGATAGGGACGGTACGACGGGCAGCTCCGCCCCCACGTTCGGCACCGTTATCGGGGGCGATACGGCCGACTACGGGATCAATTGGCGATGTCTCAGCAAGACCCCGTTGAAGGGCTACGACGATTTGCTGCAACAGGTCGAGACCGAGCTGGCTGCTCTGGAGGGGTTGGATGCGGATGGGGGCGATTTTGAGGCGTTGCCGACTTGGACCGCGAATACGATAGTAAGTCGGGGAGATAAAATAAGACCTGTTGTTATTGACTCTAACGGCGATGCGTCCCCACTGGCCAACCGGGCTCCCGTACTAGTCGCGCTATTGGGTGGCGAAACGGAGGTCTCTTATCCCGACACACGCCCTGGCGGGAGTTTTCAGAGTTTTGCCCGCGGAAACATCATTTCAGATGGTGAAGTGCTGTGGCTGTCACTCGGCAACCGTCTGGAGTTGTGGAGCGACAAGGATATCAACACCGAGGAGGACGACTCGAGCGGCATCACGTCGCGGATCGACGCGTTTGTCAAGCCGTACCAAGCCGCCGCAAATCTGATTCGGGTCAACGCAGGGCTAGAGCCGGATTTTCCTAACGCCAGCCTCACAGGGACAGGAGGCAGTGAGTGCTGGCGAGACTGCGAAGGAAGCAGCCACATATTCGAGGCTGCGGGGACAGACTATCTACACGCCTGTGTAAACCAAGAGTACGTATCGGCGCGGCTGAATGCGGAAGGCGAACCCGAATCAACCCAGGAGTTCGGGTTTGTTCCCAAAGTGAATACCGAGTGCAGCGGCTTACTGAAAGCGGGCGACTCGTACACTATTTCATGGGATAATGCGGGTTGGGGCGCCACCTATCAGGTCGGCGACGTGCTGGAGATGGCGGTGATCGCCGCCTCTCCTCTATCCCTTACTGGCGGCGTCGACGGCAACGACCAGCACACCTGGAGTTTCCGCCGCTCGGTGGACGGGATGGGATCCAACTACGTGCAGAACATGGACAACCCCGGGCTCTACGATGACGGAAATGTTCAATTCCGTCTCCAGCCCGGCGGCGTCGCCCACCAAGCGGGCTTCACCTGGAGCTGGTGCATCTCCGCCGCCGCTTACCGCTGGCAGGAGGACGAAGGCGGCTACGGCGCGGCGTCTGACTTGGTAAATGGGCTGCTCATAGACGGAGTGCAGATTGAATTCACCGAAGGCGCCTGTCCACCCTGGGTGGAGGGCGACACAGCAAGCTTTGACCTACTCCAGCCCTATGCGCTCGCGTCCAGCGAAAACCCGGACAGCCCCGTATTTGCCTGGGCTGATGCCGGATTTACCATTCAGAAAACGTGTTCAGGTACAGTAACCGCCGTCGCTCTGGTCCACACCCTGCCGGCAACGGCCGTTGTCACCGTCACCGACGGTGCATCTCTGAATGAGATACTGACCTGGCAAGAGGGTGTCATGGTGTTGCCACTAGATGCAGCGCTGACCGATCCCACGCTAACAATTCAGGTAGCCAACGCAGCTGGGGGGGAGATTACCTGGATGTGGGCCGGCCGGGCGCTGGCATTCGAGACACAGCCCGGGGAACATCCGGACAATGCCAATGCCGACCGTCAAACCCGTACAGTCAGCTACAACATGCAGCGCGGCAACGGGCCGAACCCCGCGGCACTGCTCAACGGCTCGGGCCACGGCATCAGACTGGAGGAGTGCTACCTCTCACACGACAGCGCCCAAAATTTACTGTCCCTGTTCCAGTGGGCCAAAGAGGGGGGGGATTACCCGGTGATCGCCGTCCCCCACAAAGCGATTCCCGCAGAAGCCTACCTGGCCCGCCTGCCGGACAGACTCCCAATAACGGATATCGCCCGCAAATACCAAGCGGCGGATACTGATGTTCGCCTCCACCCGATCACCCTGGAGCTGGCCCCGTGGTATCGATAGCGTTGGTTATCCACACCGAACCACCGCTGTGCTACTACCGCGGCACCAAGCCCACGGAATACGCCCTCTGCTATCCCGACCTGATTGGATTGGGACAAATACAATCAGGTATCCGTATCAATGGGGGATCAACCCCCAACGTTAACCCCCGTATCGACAACGGAGCAGGACAACACACGGCCGAATGGACGGAGCCCCCATTGAATGCCGAGGCAAGCTGTCATCGAGACGGCGAAGAGATATGGCGCGGGGTATTGACCACTGTAACGATGGGCAGGGTGATTGGGGTGGGACTGGAGGCGTAGAGAATACAAACGGGATTAGTTCGCCCAACGCCAAGCCTAAGCGGAGCGCGGGCAGCGCCCGAGGAGTACGAGATGAGCACAGATACCGACAACAGCAACCGTCCCGCGCCTCCGCTTGAGGCGCTGGTTGGGCGGTGCAGAAAATGCGGGGCGGATCAGCAGGAGCATACGCTGGAGATCCAGGCGCAGGGGTACCAGACTCAGACTTTGAGGTTGTTTCTGGGATGATTCGCCGCAGCCTCCAACCGTTGCCCCCTCCCGTGGCTCCCGGCCGCGCTACGCGGCTGACGCTGGCCGTGAGGCCCGACGGAGAGCCCCCCGAGGCGGCAAAGAGTGCATGCCCGGAGCCGGAGCCGGAGCCGGAGCCGGAGCCGGAGCCACCCCCAGTCTGACTGCGTGCGAAGCGGCGGCAATCGCCTTGGATGTGCCGGACGCTTATTTCGGGGCTTATGGGTTTGAAATCAGCCTGGAGATTCACCTGACAGATAGCGAGGGGGCAACGGATCGTCAGCGGTGGCTGCAAGGCCAAAGATGAATCGCGCAGTCCAGTTTATTTTGCGCCGGTCTAACGGGTGCAGGGATTCGTCCCGCTAACGACCAAGCCTAAGCGGGGCGCGGAAGCGCCCAAGGAGCCAAAAAAATGAACCACGATACTGATGCCAGCAACGATCTCGCGCCTCCGCTTGAGGCGCTGGTTGGGCGGTGCAGAAAATGCGGGCGGGAGAAGATTGCGGCATGTGAAGCAATTACTGGATACCCCGGGTATCACGTCCGGGGTTCAAAAGTTGAGTATTGCGGCTACTGTGACACCCCACCAACGTTGATCCTAGATAACACCGTCGGCGGGCGTGTGTTGGTGCTTGTTTGATCCGCCCAACGAACAAGCTGAGGGGCCGCCCGGTGTTTGGGCGGTCCCTCTCAAGCGCCTTGTTATGGCGCGGAGGCAGGTAATGACCAAAGACGAGAAAGAAATCCACCGATTGAAAGAACAACTGCGGACGGCGCATAAGATCATCCACAACCAGGTGGTCGCTAATCAGTCCGCATGGATTGAATGGCAGCACGGCAAGGGCGCAGAAGCAGCAATGAGTTGGATACATAACGGGCTGGTTGGCCCTGGGCAAATACCATACGAAAAGGAGTTGTGGGGGAAAGATGCGCAGGCATGGTATGACGCCAACCAAGCGGAGCCTTTCCCGGCATGCTACTGCGGGCGGCCATCTAATCAACTTTGGATGGGCAATGGCGCGTGCTGTGAGGAGCATATGTCCGAGATCATGAAAAGCGGCGGCACGCACTGAGTGCCATAACGAAGGAGGTAACCGCGTGAGGAGCGCAGCGACGAATCCGGTTGACCACAGTGTTAGGCCAGCCTTGCACTTTGGTGATTGCCTGGACCTGATGCCCGGCATACCAGACGGCACCATAGACATGGTGCTGGCAGATCTGCCTTTTGGCACTACCAGGCAGAAGTGGGACACGGTGATTGATATGGAGCGTCTATGGGCCGAGTACCGCAGGGTAACAAAACCCAACGCGGCGATAGTGCTCTTTGCTAAACCGCCATTCGACAAAGTGCTGGCCTGTAGTAACCTGCCCATGTATCGCTATGACTGGATTTGGGAGAAGACCAGGGCCACAGGGCACCTCAACGCGAACAGGATGCCCCTGCAGGCCCACGAGAACATCTGTGTGTTCTACCGGAAACTGCCCGAGTACCACCCGCAAAAGACCGAGGGACACAAGCCCGTAAACGCTTTCCACGCCAGGCGCAGCGGTGAGTGCTACGGAGGGGCTGACACGGTACAGGCCGGAGGCGGCAATACTGACCGACACCCAAGAAGCGTACTCAAGGTTGCCCCAGTACCGAACATAGATCGGTTACACCCAAACCAGAAGCCGGTGGAGTTGCTGCAACACCTGATACGCACCTACACAAGCGAGGGGCAGACGGTGCTGGACAACACGATGGGCGCAGGCTCGACCCTTGTGGCATGTGCCGAGATTGGGCGCTACTGCATAGGTATGGAGAGTGACCCCGAAATTTATGAGACTGCCAAGGCCAGATTGGCGGCCTAACGTAAAGCCTAAGCGGGGCGCGGGCAGCGCCCGAGGAATAGACAGATGAGCCAAGGCATCACCCGCCACAATGATCCCGCGCCTCCGCTTGAGGCGCAGGTTAGAGCTCAATTGCGAGCGCTGGAACTGCCCTGCAATGAGCGCAGTTTGTACCCGACATTGCATGCCGTCGCGTATGCGCTCGAACATACAGACAGATCGGAGGCTGTCGGTGCAGTGTTACAGGCCGTATGTGACGCGGTGGGCGCGATTTACGGCAGTCAATACATGTCCAATGTGCTTCTTGCTAGATTCCGGGACGGTACGATGTCGCGTGCGCTTCGTGAGTTCTAACGCCAAGCATAACCGGGCCAGCAAAGCGGCAGTACGAAGCCCGGGAAAACACACAGAAGCCGCACCGCTTTGGTGGCTCCGAGTTAATGCGCTTGTTATGCGCTGGAGGTTAAAAATGGGACAGTATCACAAGGTTTACAACCTGGATAAAAAAGAAATGATCCATGGCCACGACATCGACAATGGCTTGAAACTGATGGAGCAATGCGGCCATGAGAAAAGCACTGCAACAGCGGTTTGGTTGCTGCTCGCAAACAGCAACGGGAGAGGATGCGGCGATGCGAGAAAAAACAGTCTGATTGGGTCTTGGGCTGGAGACAGGTTACTTGTGCAAGGCGACTATGCCGAAGAAGGCGACCCAGCGTTCTTGACGGATTCTGAGCGCGAGGAATTTACCAACATTTCCGGCCAGGTGAGAACGATGCTTTATGCCGAGTTTGACGCATAACAACAGAATATACAGACCTTGCAAGGTACGCCATGCCACGCCTAACCGAGCTAATCCCCCTGCGCACCACTACCGCGCTGGGTGAGTACACAGACATCCAGGCGCTACCCAGGATCGCCGGCCATGCGATCTTATCCCCGGTGCGTTACGACAAGAGCGGCCACCTGTGGTTGATCTGCGATGCGCCCATAGAAGGAATCGATTGGGTAGAGCACAAAGGCCAGCGGATCACCGCCTGGGCTCTGCAGCAGGACGTGGACCCGACCGGGCGGGCGGTGTCCGTGCTCGAAACCCAAGTACAAGTCGAGGCCCCCGCAGATCTTCGGATCAAAGTTCGTGGCGAGCTGCACCCCCAAACCGGAGAGCCCCTGGATCGCCCCGACCTGCAAATCTGGTGGCTCCTCTCCGAGGTGTGCGGTTACCCTATCGAGCCGGCGGAGCTGGATGAACTGCGGGCCTGGTGCCAGACTCACAACGTTCGAACAGGTGGCGTAGTGGATGACCACAACACCACAAAACAAACCTGGGTGGGCCGGATTTGCGCAGGTTCCGGCCTGCGCTGGTCCCGTGACCTACCCGGCTGGGCCATCCCCTGGCCCCCTGAGTCCCGGCAGGCCGTAGCAACTATCACGGCAGCACAGGCCCCGCGGCTATCAGCACAGACCAACGCCCGAAACCTGATCACCGAGCTTGAGGTGCTTTTCGACTACGACAACAGCACCGGAAAGCACCTCGGATCGATTACCGTCGAGTCTCAACAGGCCAAAGACCGATACGGCGCTCAGTCCGCACAGATAAAAACCGGATGGGTTCGGAATCTGCGCACAGCTCAGGCATACGCAGAGCGCTATCTCGGGTACCACGCACGCCCCCTATGGGCGTCCAGCGGCTCTGTGAGCCATGTACAAGCCGTTCTGGGCGACTGGATAGAGATAGACCACCCGTACTGCCCCCCGAGCACAGCGCTTCTTGTAGGCCGTCACCACGGCGATACGCCGGACGAGACGTGGACACTCCAGGCCCCAGCCGGCGCTGTGCCTGAAGTGCAAATAAAAAGAATCTCCCAAGGCGTTTTAGCGGATGCCCTGGCAACCGAAGTCAAGATCCAAGCGGATACCGCAGAGATAAAAATCACCGATCCGGACGGGCAAATACTGCCGGGCGCCCGGGTCATCGTGGACGGCGCCAAGACCTACACGGCCAACAGCGCGGGGTGGATCTACCTGCCGGCGGACCAACAAGAGCACCTGCTGCTGATCCAGGCGCGCGGCTATGCCGACCAAACCCTTAAGGTATTCTTGGGATGATCCGCCGCCTACCAAGCCGCGTGCAAAGCCGCTGAAACGTCCTGGCTCTGGATAGTCGACGGCGACGTACAAGTATCGCCCCGCTTCGCCCGCATCGAGACCTGGCTGCCGAACACCCTACGCCCGGAAGCGATCTACAGCGCGAAAACAAAAAACTCGGTGACGGATACTATCAGCGCACACAGCGGCATAAAATTGGTGCACCGGGAAACGGTTATAGAAGCCCCCTACAAAATCGTAAATATAGGGCTCTCACCCAGAGGCGCCCAAGCCCTGCCGGCACTGGTCGGGGTAAACGCCTACAACACCACCCCATACCACGCCTGGCGATGCGCCTATCGGCAGTGCGCCAAGCTGGCACAGCTCAGCCGGGTAGCGCCCACTGGAGCGTTACAGCAAGCCCTAACAATTCGCTCCAGCGGACTCGCTACGCTCGCCCGCTGAGCTAGTCGTTGGACGATCAGTCTGGAGTGATCATCCCGCATTCAGGGCAGCAAGTAGCTGGCTTTGCACCGATTAGTTTCATTCGGTATCGCGCCAATTCCTCGCCGTCATGCTCGTCGAGCACATCTAGCGCTATAAAAAACCCCTCGTGTGGGTTCGGGTCAGCGGTCACGAAAAATACCGCTTCACAATGATTGCATTTTTTTCTCATAGGACCGCCCAACAACTGCATAAAGGCGGAGCGCATAAGCTCCGCTAGCCGGTACAGGCCAGTCCGTAGCCGCTCTATTTCGTTTGTTGCCTTCTGTGACAATTTCGCCGTCCGCCGCGCTTTCACGTGCGGTGCAAGGTCGCGGTGATGTCGCCGCAACTGCCCAACAAATTTTCCCAGCCGTCCCGCTGAGTCGGCATCATTGTGGTCCTCCAGCCCCATTCGGACATAACGAACTTTTGAACCAACCGGTGGATTGGACGATTGATTAACCGCTTCCATTGTGCAATAGGGGCAAGAGACGCTGTAATGTTTTTCGTGTTTTGCGCAATAATTCATAGCAGCGCATCCTGCTCCGTGTTCGTTTCTTTGGAAACGCCATCGAGGTCGACATGAAGGAATCGAGCTACTTCTTGTATTTCCGTGTCGCCAATGACGTTGACCAGGTGGGCGGTTATGGTTCGAAGTGACCTGGTGCGGTCATGGTCGAGCGCGTGGCGGAGTTGTTGCAGGCTGGTTCGGTCTCCGTCCAAATCGTCATAGGCGAACCAGCCGATGATGGCTAGGGCGTCGTCGGGGTCTGCGGTTTGGATGGCGGATTCAAGGCGTTCTGTTTTTTCTGCTCTTGAGATTTGCGCTTGCTGGCAAGCCTCGAGACCAGGGGTTGTGGGTGGTGTGGGGTCGAGATCTTTTGTCGGTTCTTTTGTACGTCCCTGGGCCGGTTTGGTTGGTGTTGTCTCCGTGGGGGTGGGTTGTTTTTTGGCTTCGGCTGCCTTTTTTGCGGCGGTGGTTTTTTGGTTGTAGCAGTCGATATCGAGACAGAATTTGTTTACGTGGCCGTTGTTCAGTTTGGTTTGGTGGGCGTGTTGGCAGCCTTCGCATTGATTTGTGTCGAATTTGCAAATGTATTCGCCCGGGCCATTGGTGTTGGAGTAGCCATCGATGCGTGGAAACAGCTGATCGTAAGCATCGCGGATGTCCGCGTCCAAGTATCCGACTGCCGGCGGATGCTGGTTTTCGGCTTGTCGTGATCGGTATTTGTTGCCGAGCGAAGCCAGGACGCCGTCGTGCTTGATGGCCAGTAGGTATTTCCCGTGACTGGGAGTCAGCCAGCCGTCGCGGATCATGTGTTTTGCCCAGACGGGGAGCTGGTGGAGGCGGTTGAAGTTTGAGACGACAGGGCGGGAAAAACCCTTGAGTCCGCGCTCCATGAGGGCGTTCGATATTTCTGTGATCCCCATGCCCCCATTGTGTAGCCGCTCAATCGTACAGGCCCAATCCCAGGGGGTGAGCTGTTCGCCTGTGTTGTCGAGGGCTTGCCGGAGGATGCGTTCTGCGGCGGTCTCTTCGGTGTCGTCCAGGATACCGAGGATGTAGGGCAGCTTTGCGCGCTTGGCGGCTCTGAGGCGCCGTTCGCCGTGTTTGATGAGGAGCTGCTGGCCGTTGCGCCGGAATTTTATGGGGGACTCTTGGCCGTCGCGTTTCAGGCTTGCGGCCAGGCGCTTGATCAATATCGGATGGAATTGCACGCGGGGCTGGTCGGGGTCGCGCTCCAGGATCTCGACAGGGAGCGCATAGACGATGGCGGGGCGTAGGTCGTCCAGTTGGTGCAGCCATATCTGCGCCGCGGTGATCTGGCCGTCGGTCTCTTGCTCGATGACGGCGGGGTAGTTGGCGGCGTTGTCCAGGGGCACCTTGCCGGCCGTGCGCCATTTGCGCAGGGAGTTGGAGGAGGCGAGTCCGCAGGCGGTGGTGAGTTTTTGTAGGCCGACGATGTTAATGGCCTGTTCGATCAGGTTGGATTCGGTCATCTTTAGGGGTTCTCCAGGGGGCGGCCGAAGCATTTGTGTTGTGGCGGATATCCATGGTCCGGATGAAACAGCCCACCACAACGACTGCAACGCCACGCTTGGATGGTGTGTCCCAGGGGCGGGATATACACGTCCTTGGCTATGGTGTGGGCGGTGGATCTGAAGTTGTCGATGTAATGGGGCTGGCCTGTGTTCAGGGCGGGTGTTACGCCCTCTACCGTCTCTGGCTCCGGTTCATAGGCCTCAAGCGCACGGGCGCCGTTGATGAGCCCCTCTGTGTAGAGGGTGCGCATCAGGTCTCGGAGCCCGGGGTCGGCGGCCATCCAGCCTCGCACTTGTGCTTCGGTGGCCATATTCAAAGCTGCGGCGCGGTTTCTGGATGGGTGCGTACCAGCCGCAGGGTTTCGGAGAATATGGCGGGGTAGTCCGCCATTTCTCCGGGGTTGTGGTCCAACTTGTTGAGCTGTTGATACATGAGTTCCTGGCGTTCCAGCACGTCAACTATTCTTTCGATAGGTGGGTTCATGTTGACCTCAGAAGGGTATGTCGTCGTCAAAGGGAATGTCGGCTTGGGGCGGCGGGGCCGTTTGTGGCTGCTGGGGTTCCGGTGGCTTGCGGTCGAGGGGGCGGATTTCGTTTCCGATGATTTCCGTGGTCCAGCGGTCGGTGCCGACTTTGTCCTGCCATTTGCGGATGCGCAGGCGGCCCTCGATATAGATGGCTGAGCCCTTGCGGGTGTAGTCCCGGACGATTTCGGCGCGTTTCCCGAAGAACACGATGCGGTGCCATTCGGTGTGTTGCTTTTTTTCGCCCGTGGTGCGGTCTTTGTAGAGCTCGGAGGTGGCGAGACTGATGTTGACCACCAGCAGACCGGTGGTGGTGGTGCGTTGGTCGGGGTCCGCGCCCAGGTGGCCGACGAGGGTGACTTTGTTTATGCCGTACATAGGGGTTACCAGTTGATGAGGGTCAGTAGTGCCAGGATCAAAATCAGGGCCAGCAATAGCCCAGCCCCAAGCCACCAGGGCGGGTTTTCGGGGGATTCGCAGACAGGGCCATGGGCGTCACAGGGGTGGCTTCGTACCTGGTAAAGCGCGTCGCCGTCTTCCATTGGGGTTTTCACTACTTCCGGGGGGACCTGGCATGGGCATGCCGGGCCCTTGAAGGGGCACGGAAGAGTCATGGCGCTCATGCAGCCTGTTCCACAGACCGGCGGCGTTCCATGGCGCGGCGGCGATACTCTTTCAGTTGCAGGTCGGTGGCGCGACGGTGGGCAGTGTCGGCTAGGAGCACAATCGTCTCCAGGTCGGCGCGGCGGCGTTCAGCGATCATCAGAATTTCCAGCGCTGCCAGTCTGCTCAGGAGTGCGTTCCAGGCTGGATAGGTGTCGGCGCGAGGCCAAAGCTTAGCGAGGGTCTGTTCCAGGGGGGTGGTGGTACGGCCCATAATCCGATGGGATTGGGTCTGGTCGGCGCGCCAAAGCTTCACCAGGCGCGAGACCGCCTTATTGTCGTCGTCCCGACAGGCGGCCTTGTGGTGCATGATGTTATCCCAGAAGCGCTTTTCGTCTTCCTTGGACTGGACGATGGGGTCGGTACCGGGCGGTGCCGTGTAGCCCAGGAGGCGGGTATTGACGCGGCCACAGATCATGATGTCTTCGGTGGTCATATTCATGCGGTTTGCTCCTCGATGATGGGGTTGGCCGTTTTGGCCAGGGTTTCTCGGGTTGTGGTGGAGCGGATCCATTGGGTGCCTGTCCACCAGAAGACCATGCCTCTCAAACCGATCTTGTAGTATTCGAGGCCGATGCGGTATTGGGTGCCGTTGGGGGCGTATAGCCGGGTCATTGAATGGGCTCCGGATTGGGGGCGGCGTTGAAGTCGGCGGCGGCGGTTTCGATGAGTTCTCGGAGTTCACGAACCGTGAGGTCGTCGATTTGTTTGCCGGTTTGAAATACCCGTTCCACCACCAGACGCTGGAAGTTGCCGTTTTGCTCGCTGAGCTCCAGGGGGAGGAGCTTGTCCAGGACGTCGGTGACGATGTGGAGGGGGATTTCTGGTAAGGCGTTCATGATGGTATAGTTAGTAATTTCTCAAACTGTAATAAGGAGAAGATGATGAAGAGACAGCAAGGAAAATTTGGAGTCGTCCACCTTGTTCTTGTTGGCATAATTGCCGTTACTTTTCCGATGTGGTGTGCAGAAAAAAACAAACGGACTGGTAGCACCCAGGCGGAAAATCTGTCTGACGAGGCAAGGGTTGTGTGTCAGATGGTGGTTAAGCAGAAGCTTGTCTCTCCAGGTACTGCGGACTTTGACTTGAGCGTGAAGGTTGAGCGACGGGGCCGGCTTGGGTATTACTGGGTTGGTGCCGTTGATTCCCAGAACAAGCTGGGAACTTTCTTGAAGGCTTATTTCCGCTGCCACGTCAAATACGTGTCCGGCAACCCCATGAGCGTCGAAAGCTGGAACGTTGTTGAATTGACCATTGAGTAGGTGGTCGATGAGGGGCGCGTCGGTGGTGTTCTTTGAAGTCATGGGGACAGCGTACACGTATCGTGTTCACTTGTCAAACACATATTGTGTACATCCGCAACAAATACAAAAGCCGCCGAAGAAATTGGATTATGCTTCCTTAACTAGCCTTTCTTGTTTCAGGGCCTATTTGGTAGGCCGATTGAGAATCCGCAACGCCTTGGATGGTGCCCTTACCGCGGTTGTCAGCCATTCTGTATTTAGCGATAAGGGTTTTTTCATCCGTTGATAAGCTGGATTCTTCGTCCACACACAGCAGAAAGGCGACTGATACTTCAAGCGCCCGGGATAGTTGTTGAGCTTCCTCAACACCGGGTCGCCTGGTTCCTTGCTCCCAATTTCCGAGCCTGGATTTTTTGATGCCGGAAAGGTGCCTGGCAAGAGTTTCCTGGGACCATCCCTTTGCCTCTCTTGCCGAGCGAATCCGACTCCCTATTTCCATTGATACGCTCATGGGTTGAGTGTTGCGAAGAATCGATCTGGCGACAATCAACGATTTGTGTTCAGCGCGCTTGCCAATAGAACACGAAAAGTGTACGCTTTTGGGTATGTCGAAATTATCAGAATTTATAGCATCCATCGGCGGTGATTCCGTGCTCGCTGAGGAGATCGGGGTTAAGCCAAGGACTGTGCAGTCCTGGCGCTTGGGAGACAGGCGGCCACGCCCGGCGCAGGCGGAAAAGGTAATAGCGCTGGCGGACGGGAAGTTGGCCTGGGCAGATCTCTATGCGGAAAAACAACAAGCTGCCTAACATGCAACCTATGACACGCCAAGCCTTCCCAATACTTGTAGCCGCTCCAGGTAGGCTTGCATGGACTCTGAGTCCTTCTCCGGCGGGGCATTTATCTCCAGTGTGCCGCTGCATTTCTCCTCCGCTGGTGATTGGCCCGGCGCTTTGCCGGGCCTTTTTTATCACTATAGGCGGCAGCGGTTTTAGTTACCACGTTAATTCTTTGTGAGTTGTCACATGAACGAAACGATCCGGCGGGCGGTGTATGACACGGCCCATAAGTTCAAGGGTGGTGTGCAGGCGTTGGCGACGGTGTTGGGTGTTTCTCCCGGGGTGCTCTACAACAAAACGAATCCGACGATGGATTCTCATAAAGTGCACCTGGAAGAGGCGCTTTCGATGATGTTGGCCACGGGGGATTTTCGCATCCTCTATGCGCTGGCTCAGGAGACGCAACATACGTGTGTGTCGCTGGGGAATTATGAGAATTGCTCCGATATGGAGCTGTTGGACCTGGCCTTGAAGCTCAACGTGCGGCGGGGGGAGGTGGACAGGGAGATACGTGATGCCTTGAAGGACGGGCGGGTTTCGCACGAGGAGAAGCTGCGTATTCGTGGGCGGATGCAGGCTGCGATGCGGGCGCAGATGGAGTTGTTCAGCCGAATTGATGCCCTAGCGGAAGCGCTTCCTGAGGTGACCGCTTTGCGGACTGGGGGAAGACGGGCGCATGGGTGAAATACTGTTGGGTCTGGCCGGCCGTGCCGGGGTCGGTAAGTCAACTGCGGCTGCTTTGTTGGCTGCGCGGGGCTTGGTGGTGATCAATTTCGCTGATCCGATTCGGGACATGTTGTATGCCGTGATGGATTGGGGGCAAGCGCATTTCGATGGGCCGCAGAAGGAGATTGTTGACCCGCGTTATGGGTGTTCTCCTCGGGAGGCGGTGCAGACCCTGGGTGATTGGGGGCGGGATCGGATGCCGAATTTTTGGATTGCGCTGGCCGATGAGTTGTACCGGGAGCTGCGGGAGACCTGTATCGGTGAGGCTGATGGGTGGTGGGGCGCGGTGCTGGCGGATGTGCGCACAGAGGAGGAGGCCGCCTGGGTGCGGGAGAACGGGGGGCATGTGGTGCATGTTCTTCGGTCGGATGTTGAGGCGGTGCGGGAGCACGCTACGGAGGGCGGCGTGCGGTACCAGCCGGGGGATTTTAATCTTTCCAATGACGGGACGGTGGAGGAGTTGGAGCGGCGGGTTGATGGGGTGTTGATGGGGATGGGTGTGGGGCGGGGGCGCGGATAATGGCCGGCATTCGGGAGATAAAGCAGGTGATGCGGGCCGATGCGATACCGGCCGGGGGGGAGGTGTTATGGGCGGTGCGGAAGCGGTCGCAAAGTGAGTTGGTGATACCGTATTGTCAAGAGCATGGAGTGGGTTTATATGACGAAGAGTATACGTTTTTACATCGCTATACCGAGGAGACTATAAATAAAGGCGGTGAGGTGGTCATGGAGGATACGCCTGCGGAATTGTCTAGGCATTTGAATTTTGTATTAAAGGCGCAGGGGCGGGTATTGGTCTCTGGACTGGGATTGGGATGTGTGGTTCGAGGACTGCTATGCAAGGAGGATGTGGAGAAGGTTGTGGTGGTAGAGAGGGACCAGGCGGTATTGGATTTAGTTGCATCGCATATGCCGCAGGACGGGCGGCTGGAGATAATCCAGGATTGCGCTATTAAATATTCGACATACAGGGAGCGGTATGATTTTGCTTGGCATGATATTTGGTCTGATCCGGATGCGGGGGAGCCGCATCTGAGCCGTAGCCACCTTGAGATAATGAAAAACAGTTTGAGGTGGACGCCTAAGCAGGGTGCTTGGGGGTTTGATCGGTGGTTGTTGGCGGCGTTGTCGAGGAAGAGCTGGTGGTATGGGAGGGTGTCATAATGGGTGGTTGCTGTATTGATTATCCGGCGGCCGTTTATAGCGAGACGTATCCCGTGGCGCGTAAAGCGCATCGGTGTGGTGAGTGTGGTGCAGTGATTCAACCTGGGGAGGGGTATCAAAGGATTCGTGGTCTATGGGAGGGGGCCTGGTCGGGGGTGAAGTCGTGCGAGAAGTGTGCAGATTTGCGGGAATCTTTGAATGAGGTTTGGTGTTGTGGTTTGGGAGAGTTGCGGGATGATTATCGGGAGTATTTGCAAGAGACAGGGAAGGCGCGATATGACGAGATACTAGAAGATTATGCTTATCCGAAGAACCATTTGTTGGGTGGCGGAAAATAATGCCAGCCGATTCACTACCTATTCAGCCGGAACTCTCCGCCGCCCAAGCTTATCTTGATTGGCTGGACCCGGAAGCCGAGCATTTCGTTTTCCAGACGTTCGACGATAACAAGGCGCGGGCGAAGTCGCATCGCGCTTCTTTGGGTTATGACCCCCACGCCAAGACCCTGGTCGGTTCGCTTGATGCGCTGGGGGAGGAGTTGTCCCGCAGGAACCGGGAGGGGGCGGGGGTCTATGTCACGATCAATACGATTCCAGAGGGCCGGCAGCGGCTGAACAAGGAGGTGACGGCGGTTCGGGCGGTGTTCGCGGATTTCGATCAGCCGAATCAGGCCCTGCCTGCGTTTCCGCTGGAGCCCCATTTGTTGGTGGAGAGCTCACCCGGGAAGCGTCACGTCTATTGGCAGGTGGAGGGGCTGCCGCTGGAGCGGTTTGCGCCTGTGCAGAGGGCGATTGCGGCGATGTTCGGGTCGGACGGGTCGGTTAACGATTTGGCCCGGGTGTTGCGGGTGCCTGGGTTTTGGCACATGAAGGATCCGGACGCGCCGTTTCAGGTGCGTGTGTTTCAGGATGACGGGGGGCTGCCCTATTCGGCGGAGAAGGTCGAGGCGGCGTTTCCTCCTGCGCCCGAGCCGGTCCCGGCATCGGCTGCGGACGGGGCGCGGACGGCGACTCAGGAGGAGCATCTGCGCCGGGCGCGCAAGATCGCTTTCGACGCGGCCCGGCGGACCCATGATGACCCCCAGGCGTCTCGGCATGCCGAGGTGTACAAGATGGGGCGCTTTCTGGCCCGTGACGGGGTGCCGTTGAGCAAGGCGGTCGGGGAGCTGGCGCTGGAGGTGTTCGCCGAGCATATGCGGTCGACGGATGCGAGCGGTGCCGAGACGGCTATGGATCGGGTCAAGGAGGCGCAGACGCTGCGGGATGGGTATCACCGGCCCAGTGAGCCTGATCACGACAGACCAGAGGGTCGCTATCAAAAAAAGCCGTCCGCGGAGCGGACTCATTCTGCGCCCCCTGCCCCTGATGAGGGGGCGGCACTGCCGAGTGGTCCCGATCTGCGGGCTGTTATCGGCACCGACGACGATCCCCGGCCCCTGATTCGGGTGGTGGCGGGTCGTCTGCCATTGTGTGCGGACGATGCTCAGGAGGCCCTCATGGGGGGCCAGGCGGAGATTTTCCAGCACGGGAACAGGTTGATGCGGGTTGGGCGGTGGGAGGCGGCGGCGGGGCCGGTGAATCGGCCTTCCGGGGCCGGGGTGCTGGTGGATCTATCTCCGGATTGGCTGGTGGATAAGCTGACGCGGGAAATCCATTGGCAACGGTTCGATAAGCGGGCCGAAGATTGGGTCAATATCGACGCGCCTACAAAGATGGCGAGTACGATTCTTTCTCGTTCCGGGGAGTGGCCTTTTTTTCATCTCTCCGGTTTCTGCGATGCCCCGACCCTGGATCTGATGGGGCGGGTTGTGTCTGATCGGGGGTATGACAGGGATTCGGGGCTGTATCTGACTGAGCCACCCAAGATCAAGCCGATTGGGCGGTTGACGCTGAGGGATGCGCAGGCGGCTGCGAATGGGCTGTATGAGTTGGTGAGCACGTTTCCGTTTGTGGGGCGGGCGTCGCAGTCGGCGGTGTTGGCGATGTTGATGACGTCCGTGCTTCGGCGGGTGTTGCCGTCGGCGCCTATCGGCTGTATCTCCGCCTCTACGCCAGCGACGGGGAAGAGGCTGTTGGCCGCTTGTATCGCTGTGCTGG